GTGTAGCTTGGCACCTGCGCCGCTTGGATCGCCTGCGTGCGCACCTCGGCGCCCGTCCATTTATCTACCTGGACGTCGTAACAGAGGATGAAGTCAAGCGTCTGGTCGCTCGTGTTGCCGGGACCGGGGATAATCCAGTAAATCCTCGACCGTTCGGGGTCGGTCGTGCCCTGGATGACCGACAGCCGCGACTGATTGCTGGTCTCCTTGAACCAGGCATCGACCCGGTCGACGCCGATGCGCTTGGAGGCGCCACTGCCATCGGTCGCCATCCAGCCCTCTTCGCTGAGGTAATAGGCGGTGTTGGCGAGGATCACGAGGCTATCGGGCGCCACCAGGCCGCGGGATTGCTCGATCTTAGAGATGGTGAAAATCGCATCATTGGCGACCGGAAGAATCTTCCTGATCATTCCCTCTTGGAAAATCAGCCCGGTCTCCATCGGCGACAGGCCGGTGACCCGGCCGCCATCCGGCAGGAGTTGCCGGGTACAGTCCATCTCGCCGAGCACCCACCAGTCGGGATTGTTGCGCCCGCTGAGCCAGATGTAGTTCGGGAAGTTGGTCAGGCCGCCGAGCATCAGTTGATCGCCCCAGGCGACCACATAGCGAGCGGCCGGCGGCGAGCCCGGGTTCGGCACGACAAACCCGCCTAGTTCAACGTCGTATTGCAGCATCCCGTCATTGGCGTTCGTCATGTGCATGAACGAGCCGAACTGCTGAAAATTCCACTTCTCGTCAACCGGGACGTTGTAGCTGCCGGTCGAAATGTCGATCCAGGGCGATCCCGAGGCGTCGTAGCGGTAGAGCTTGGTCTGCGTGCCGGCGATGATGCCGAAGCCACCCGCCTCCTGCCGAAACATCGTGAAGCCGAAGCAAGGGCTGGGCAGCGGCGAGGAAACCGCCACCAGGCTCGGCCAAGGCAGATAGGAGTTAGCCCCCGGCAGGACGCCGCGGGCGTCACCGGCGAGGTTCGAGTCGAGGAGGAAAGCGTCGGGGGCGAACTGGCCGAAGGGCATCATGGCGTTAACCCAGGGATCTTCACCCTCATCCCGTGCCACCGCCCTCGGTCGGCCGCCTTAATGGACTCCTTGGCCTGCTCGAACATCTGAATGGCGCCGATATGCTCGCCCTGCTCGCGATTAAAGGGCGTGTAGTGCTTCAGCGCGCCATAGATGTAGAGCGTCGGCGCCTCGGCGAGCACCCAGTTGGTCGGGTTGGTGTCGCTCAGCGGCGGAATCATCGAGTAATAAAGGAGATTCACCGCCTGGCCGGCACCCCCCGGCACCAGGATCGTGCCGGTGTCGACGATGCATGTCCACGGCAGACCGAAGCGGCGAGCCATGCTCGTCCGGTCGACAAGCGTCAGCGGCCGGTAGTTGGCGCCGCTCCCCATGCTCGCCTGGTAAAGTTCGAGAAAATCCGGCGGCAGCGACGCCTCGCCGTCCTGGTCGAGGATCAGCGTCTCCTCCCATTGCATCTGTGCTAGGCGAAACTCTGCGTCGTGATTCAGTTCGGACTCGACCAGGGCAATGAAGCCGGCGATCTGCGGGTCGATATCGTCGCGGCCGACATATTCGGCGATCGCCGCCCGAAGCTCGGTGTAGTTCGAGAAGGCCATCGATCCTCCTACAGCCGGCCTTTGAACCGTCTGAACCAGCGATTTGAAGTGTCATTCAGGAAGCGGGCGATCCATTTCTTGTCGTGCTGGTTGGCCGCCTCCATGAACCCGGTGGCATAGGCGATATTCACCGGAATCGAGGCGACCAGCTTGCCACTGCCGAACCGTTGCCCATTGCTGTCGGCCTCGGCCTCCTTGTTCATGTCGTACAAGCTCGGCGCGTAGATCGCCTGCTGCACGACCTCCCAGGCGCCATCATCGCGAACATGCAGCCATGAGAGAATGCCCTGAACCTCGTCCCAGCCATGGAATCGGTAATCGCCGCCGGGGCGAAATTTCGCCATCCAGCCCGCATATTCGTCGTTCATTCAGGAGATCAGGCAGTCCCGCCCGACAGAAGCTGCCCGAACAAACGGCGGCGGCGGTTTAGCTTGGCCTCTTTCTCCGTCCCCTTCCGATCGACATCAGCCTTCAGTTCCTCATACCAGTCCGTCATCTCGTTAAGGGCCTTCGACCCCTTGGCGTTGGCCTCTTTCAGCCGATCGACCTGAGATGCCAACTGGATATTTTTCGCCCTCCACTGGTCGATGCGGGCCTGCATCGAGGCCAGTTCCTTCTTGAGACTCTTGACCGGGTCGCCATCGAGGTCGCGGCTATACGCCTCGCGAAGCACCTTCCGGCGCTTATCCAGATCGTTGTTCTGTTCCCTCAGCGCATCGACCGACTTGCTGAGCGCGGCCTCTTCCGCCTTGATCTGCCGCAGCTTGGCATCAACAACCAGCATCCCACCCTCGGCAGTCCGAAGTCTGGCTTCCGCCTTTTCCGTCGCCGCCATGAGGCGTTGCATATTGGAACGATGCGCCACGACTTCCGCGGCAATACACCGATGCTCTTCACGCAGTAACCCGGCCTCGGTCACAGCCTTCCGCAACATGCGGAGATCACTGAGCTTCAACGGCAATATCAGGCGTCATCCTCGACGCTGTAGGCGTTGGCCCTCACCGCAACCGGCGGCCGATGCAAGCTGTCGTCCTGGTCGACCCAGCGCCGCATCTTGGCGTCCCACACCCGGACCGTCCGCTTCTCGACATGCTCGTCAAGGAGCTTGCGCGCCTCCTCCACCGGAAGGTCGAGGATCTCGCCGGCGTCGAACCGATGCTTGCGGCCCGACAGGCGGTTGGCCGCGTCGGGATGCTCCCGCCCATCGCCGGGCCAGTAAGCCTTGAGCAGCCGCACCCTTACCGTTCGCTGCGCAGGCGGCTTAGCCCGCGGCCGCGGCGTGGGAGCCGGCTCGTCGTCCTCGGCAAGATCGAGTTCAGCAGTCGCCTGCGAGGCCTTGTGCTTAGCCGCCTCTGCCAACTTCGCCTTCCTGACTTCTTGAGCCCGCTTTATCCCTTGCCGCCGATTCGCCAGCGCGGTCTCGGCCGCGGACTGCTCGGTGTTTTCTTCCATGTCAGTCTCCTGAAAAGCCCGCCGCCCCGGCCACGACTCCGAGGCGGCGGTTCCCTTGGCGGTATTGTGGCTACCCCGCCAAAGCTAGGTTACGTGGCTCCAAACGCGGCCAATTCGAACGCCGCGAATGGTCGAAGTCCCAACGCCCAAATGACGCGCCAGTGCCACATGCGTCATGGTCGGGTTGGCGCGGATAAAGCGAACCGCCTCTTCGGTAAGACGAGCCTTACCGCTCCGCTCGCCGATAGGCGAAGTGCCCCGCTTTCGACCCTTGCGGATCATGTCCTGAGTGTTGTCCTTGTACGTCCCCACGGACAGATGAGCCGGGTTCACACAGGCCGGATTGTCGCAGGAATGCATAATCACCAGACCCTCCGGGATTGGGCCATGGTGAAGTTCGTAGCTGACGCGGTGAGCCGATTCATGAGGCGATCCCTTGCCACCTGTCTGGATGCGGCCATACCCGTTAGGCGTCTTGTGTCCATCCCACGGCCAGCACTCGTCATCGGCTCGCTTCTCGACATAACGCCAAAAACGCTCTGAAAAAGACGCATGCGCCTTGGGGCCTGGATCTGTTGTTCCCGTGAGCATCAGCCTTGCATAGTGCTTGACGCAAAGTTTGCGTGCACGCGCCTTCAAGTCACAGCCGTGAATGATGCAAATGCCCATCTGGGTTCCCTTTTCCGGCAGGAACCCAGATGGAATCACACTGTTGCCAGGTCTGTCTACACCTTATGTGGTGAGAAGATCACTCACGATGGCATGCGCCGCCTCGTTCTCGACGATCAGCGTCCATTCGCAGATAAGGACATGCGGCTCGGCGTCGGCAATGATCGCCGGCTCTACGTGCTTCATCCGGCGAAGCCAGCCGACTTCAGCGTATTCTGGGTCTATAAGCAACGCCGATCGATCTCTCTGGAACCGATCAACAACAACAGCAAGGCCGCCGAAGTCGCCTACGTAGTACAATCTGTTACCTCTTCCCCGAATAAATCCAGGGAAGCGGGCACGTCGTTTCTGTTTCCGCGTGCCTCCCAAGCTTTCGCCTGGGTTCGGACCATATCATCATCCCAAACATTGGGAGCCGAGCGTATGGCCTCTGAGGATTTCGCCCTTGCGGCTGTGCGCGTTGCCGCGACGAGATCAATCTCGGAATGCAGGTAAGGCGATCGCATCAATCGCCCTGCCTTGTCTCTGAAAAACAGGTTTCGTGCCCTGCTGTCCAGAAATGCAAGAATATTGCCGGCCCTACGAAGTTTTTCCGTCGACTTCATGTACGGCAGCAATGCCTCCAAGATGTACCTCACCGCTACGCCATCAACGCGTAACGACCTGACCTGCATAACACTTTTAAAGCTCTTGTGGCTCTCCTTGACGTTGCACCAACGCGCCTTTGCGTGGGGCTTTCCGTCCAGGATGGCACCAAGGACTTTTTCAGTCTCATCCAGTATGCCGTTATCAGTGTTCGCTATGCTCAACATCGGCGTAATGCGAACCCTGCCATTATGCGGGAATGTGTAGACGTCAAAGCTGATAGAGCCTTCACCGTCTAAAATCCCCGCCAGCCACGCCAGCGATCTTTCCTGCTGATTGCCCATTGTTGCATCCCAACTGATTGTCACCGTAACACATTATGCGCATCCTGTGTTACGGTACAGTGGGCTTTAGGGTGTTCCAGCATTTGGCTCAGTTTTAAGCGGACCACTAGGTTAATCCGCTGCCCCGATGATCGTCGCGGCGTTTTTACCCGGCGTATCTTTGCGGAGATCGCTGATACCGGTGAAGCCGCTGAACTTGCGCTTATTGAACGGCCCCAAGAACAACATCGTGGGCTCGCCGCCTGACGTGAAGGCGAGCTGCTGGGCGTCCTTCAGCAGATCCTCGGTAAAGGCCCGCTGCGTTCCGTCCGTCACCGTGTCCACAACGCCAGTGGCAACGTTGTAGCCGCCCTGAACGCCAAGGGCACCGCGAGCATCATTGGAGGTCAGCCACGCCTCGAAGCCGCCGCTCTTGCGGGCGGTGGTGTCGTTGCCGGCCACCGAGGCGTTCTTGCCAAGGAGGTCGGTCTCGATATCGCGTTTGATCTCCTTGCCCTGCTTGGCAAGTTGGTAGCTCACCTCGCTCTTGCGGCCAGCCTTCTCGACCGCCTCGGTGGTCTCGGTGATCAGGAACGTCTTGCGGCTGATCTGGGTGTAGTTGCCCACCCGGACGGTCGCCGCCGGGGCGGCATAACTGAACTCGTCGCCTTCAACGTATGCATTGGAGGCCGCCGCGGCGAGCGCGTCGGTCTGCCATTCATGCTTTGTCGCCTTGACGCTTTGCGTGCCGATGTTCGCCTGGAACGGCGTGTCGGTCGGCGAGATCATGTAGATCTTGTCTTGCAGATCCTCGCGTGCGCCCTTGATGTCATAGGTCGAGTAAGTGCCAACAGTCTGAGGCATTTGGGTTTCTCAAGGTCAGAGGTCATCCATGATGGCGCGTGCGGCATCCTCCACACGGCCGCTCCGACGCAGCCTCTGCACATGCTGACCAACCCTCTTCGCCCTCTGCTCAGCAGATGACGTGCGCTTGCCGGGCGTCTGCACCGGCGGCGCATCCTTCCCCTTCTCAATCGCCTTT